GCGGCATCATGGCTTCGACTGCTTGCTGGCGCTTGGTTTGGAATCCTGGTCCAGTATCCATAACCACATCGTATTCGCCGACCGTGACATCGTTTAGCACTTTGCCCACTTCGGTTTTCTCATTAATCGTGGTCATGTCAGGCTGCCCGTCCGATCCAATGATCCGCATTACGCGGTTTGTGTCGTAGATGTACGGGATCAAGTCCAAGATGATTTTGCCTGTGTGACGGATCGACCTGGTCATGTTGTCGTAAAAGTGGAAATTAGACAAATCAACTTGGCTTTGTTGCCCAGCCAATGCCTTGCCCGAAATGTTGCCCGATGGCAGCTGGTTGGGATCAAGTATGCCCAGGACCATTTGCAAGTCGGCAGATATAGCGCCAGCTGCTTCCATAATGCCCGCGGGCGGTGCTTCTGGCTGCAGTCTTTGCGGCACGGGCGCTGGTACGCCTTCTATGTCTTTTTGCTTATAGCGTAGGACGGGGCTGGATTTGATGTTAGCCAATGCCCATTCGTTTTCGTGGCCTTCGTCCTGGCCTTCTGCCAGCAGCCATTTGGCCTTTGGAGCTAGCGCAACCGATTCGGTCATGCTGGTGCGCCAGAAGTTATACATCCGCTGCGGGTCTTTAGCAAACCGTACCAGGCCGTAGCGCTTGCGGCGATCGTCCACGATTACTTGTGCGCCGTAGCATGGAACAACGGGAATATATTTGCCAGCCCAGGTTTTCTCTTCCAGAATTTCCAGGGCGGTCATCTTGCACCATTTCACGGCCTTGCGGAATGTGTCGCGTTCGTCCACCACGGACAAACCCATTGCTTCGACCTTCTCGAAGAAGTTAGCAGAGTCGGCAAAGTGAACCGTGTTATCACTTAGTTGGTAAAGCTTGGCGCGTTCGCGTTCTACATAGAAATATTCAGCTATGCGAATGTCTTCTTTAGTAACCCAGCTGGCGGTATCGTCACCCGTAGATCGCTGGGTGAAGTTAGCGCCATCGTCTGCGTCTGGGTAATATTCTCTAAATACCTTCTTGTCCATCACGGTCGTGATCAGGCACTTTTCAGCGTCCGATCCGTCTGGTAGAACGGAGTTAGGGTCAAAGTAAACGGTAAACGGATTGTCGATTGTGTCGATGTAGATTTCCTGGTCAAACGATGATTCGCTGACGTAGCGGGTGTTTATGCGCCAGTAACCCCAGCCCATCCGCACGGCATAGTCAAAGGCCGTATCGTAGGCTGTATCAGCGTTTGAGTTAACTTCGATGTGCCTGGTCATGCCTTCGATCACCTGGGCGATCTTGTAATCTGCCAGGTTATTTACTGGCTGCACTTTGATCCTGGGGCGCTGCATACGCTGCTGGTTTGTCACCTGGCGGATGTAGGCATCGATCTTGTTAATTGTCAAACAAGGGCGGGCTTCAACGTTGCGCGAGTTCTGTATCTCCACGGGCCATTGGTCACCAGCTGCAAACTTAATATCTTGCAAAGCTTCGGCGCGGTTAGCAGAATCCGCATCGTTACTCAAATGCCAAAAGTCTATTGCCTTCTGGATGCGTTCGTCTTTAGCTTCGTTTGTTCGTGCCATTGATGTACCTCTTTAATTTATTATCCCATCCAACCAGCGACCATTGCAACCTGAGCCTTGGGTTTTTTGGCTGCTGGCTCTTTAATCATTAGCGCAATGTATCTAAATGCGTCCGCCCCGTGGGAGTAATGGTCATGTAGCGGGGTTCTACTGAATTGGCCCGATACTGGATCGACTTCATATCTGTAGTGGCGTAGGCAATTAATCCCTTCGGCAGCATTATCGCGGTCAAAGTAGCAGCTGGGGAATATGGTCCTGGCAGCGTTGATCGAGTCCAGGATTGGCACACGGGGCAATATCTGGGTTTTGTATCCAGCTGCCCGCACTATGTCATCAATGGACCGACCAGCTGCAGCCAGGGTTTTATTCTCCGCATCGTGTGGCAGCCATACCTTGTCGTACACATAACCAAACGTTTGCATGGTTGCCAGGTAGTGGCTAATGGTCTTCTGGCTGTCTTCGATGTAGCGGATTAGCCTGGTTTCCATGCCCACAAACTGCAAAAACCAAATGGCTGTGCTATCTGCCCATCCCAAATCGAACACGGCATGAACTGGTTTGGTTGCGTCATATGGGACTTTAGTCAATCGACCGTCCAGCTCCGCTTGCTGCAGCTCCTTGGCGAAGATAGCCCCATCGACTGATTGGCGGCATAGTCCTTCCCATACCTGGTTGTATGCTTCCAGATCGCGGGCTTTCAATGCGTCCTTTTCCAGCATCAACGTGTCGGGAAACCAGGGGTTATCGCTCCAGTTGATTTTTATCTGTATGCAGTCCTTTGGCGGCTGCAGCACAAACCGCTGATATGTTTCGTCAGTTTCTAGCTCTGGGTTAAAGCTAATCCATATCTCGCTGCCCTGTTTGCGAATAGTCGGGATTAGGATGTTCCAGGATAGGCGGCTGGTTGTTTGGGCTTCTTCCACCCATACAACATCCACGCCTTCGTAACTCTTAATGTTTGCTACGTTGTTGCGTAGGCCTACAAAGGAAAACTCTGTTCCGTTCTTGCCGCGGATGCTGTTTTGGGTTATCTCATAAAACCCCAGCAGCCCAAGCGCTTCGATCTGGTCACATAGCAGCTTGTGGACGCTGTCTTTAATAGATGTTTGGAATTCCCTGGCGCAAAGGATTCGCATCGGGTCTTTAGCGCCTTTGATCAGTAGCGCCCTGGCTATGCCCCAGCTCTTAGCTCCACCCCGTCCACCGTATGCGACTTTGTAGCGGCTTTTCTCAAACAAGCCTTTGAGCTTAATTGGGAATTCCGCCTTTGCTAGCGCCTGGTTAACTATGTCTGACAAATGCTTTCCTTGTATCAACACGGCTGGGGACTGCTCTTGATGGGCTTGCCGAAACGAACGGCCTAGCGTCAAGTCGCCTAACCTTGCCCACAATCCCCATGCGTGTTAGTCTGGTTTTACAAATGTGACCTGGATACCTTGCAGCAGCGGTGCGCCGTTCTCGCCTGTAATCTCAGTCTTGGTGCTTTCCCGATACTTCTTGGGGAATCGTGCAGCCATCGACCTGGACCAGATCGCGCTGTTCAGTTTGGCAGCGTCTTTGTTTTCCACCATCATTCCCTGGGCTATAGATTCCCACCAATCCAGCTCTAATTCTTTGGCAATGTCCAAGGCGTGTAAAAATTCTGGAAATTCATCTCTCCAGTTATACATTGTCTTCGTGCCAACCCCGATTTGTGCAGCAATTTGTTCTACAGATTTGCCTAATCGTCCCAGCTCAATAACCCTATCGCAATAAGCGGGATCATATTGGCTTGGGCGACCTACGGGGCGTTTAACTTCTTCTGTCATTTTTTAGCTGTCTTAGCAGATTGTTTAAATGCTGCAGCTGTGGGTGCGCCTTTTGTTCCAGGCTTACGCATACGCTCTACGGGCTTGCCTTCGGCTTTTTCCCGTTGGATGCGCTCTTGTTTAGCGTGGATGTTGGCGTAAAGTCCTGGTTTCATTTCTTCTTCGCTGGTTTCTTGGCAGCTTCCCGTTTTACTGAATAGGCAATTGCCACCGCTTGTTTGGGCGGCTTGCCAGCTTCTATCTCTTTTTTGATATTAGCCTTCAGCGCTTTGGGAGTCATTGATTTGATCAGGGGCATCTTTGGCTTCCAGTTGGGTTAACCAATATTGGCAGTCCTGGACCGCCCCGCTAATCGCCTGGAGGGTTTGCTCCGTTTGACGGGCTTGGGCGGTTAGGAGTTCAATCCTGGCTTTTAGAGCTGCTTCGTTCAAGATGCACCATGAATAACGGCAAAGTTAATCACAACGGCTTCAGCCAATGCGCCGCCTGTGCTGTTCCATAAACCAATTACAGCAGAACCAGTAGCTTGGCTAGAGACATAAGGCCAATAAGCGCCAGCAGTACCACCGCCAGAAATGCTTGCAATCACCACATCATTTGCGGAAATTGTGCTGTTAGTTAAGGTGAATGTCACACTAGCGCCAGCACCTAATGATGCTGCGTTCATGGTGATTTTGCCCATGCTTTTGTTCAAAGTTACGCCAGTTGATTTGCTGGTAGCTTGGGTTACCGTTCCTTGCGCTGCACTTGAATAACCAATTTCGCTGCTGCCATACACGGTTGTGCCAACAATGGTTGATGGTGTGGTTGCGCCAATAGGCGAATCATTTAGCGAACCGCCAGTAATATCTTGATCTTGATAAGCTACGCCGATTGCAATTGAATTTGACATGATTTGATCCTTAAAAGGGTTGGGTTTCGGGATTATGCTTCAACTACGGCACAAAT